GGCTGCGAGTAACAATTGACTCGGAATCTTTTGGTCATATTTACCATAATCTCCTCCAAAAATTCTGTCCGTTCCAAAGTGGGTAACATGCTTATAAAAAGCATCCCATTCTGGCCCATAACAGTTAATTCCAACGGCACATTCAGATACCAAGGGATTCATTTGGAGAAAGCGAAGAACTGGGAGATAGTATTTCCTCACCAAGAATGTAAGTGCGACGGGATTGCCATAAAAGATACGGCACTTCTCCTTCGCAACTGGCAAGATTTCATCTTTCTTACAAGCTTTGGCAATAGTAAAGGCTCTCAATCCCTCTTTGTAAAGAGACTCGACGCGATTGATTTCGTCCTGAATAAACGGGTCGAATTCGCGATTGCACGGTTTGTCGGGTGTAGGCTCATTCTCTATAATAAAGCGGCGCTTTTTACCACCCAACGGGTAACCCACTGATGTGTCTAATTTAATAGCATCAACGAACTTACAACCGGGGATACCATTCAGATTTTCATGATCTGTTAATGGCTTCATCTTTGACCAATATGGCTGACGAACAAGATCCAATAAAGGTTTCTTGTAATCAACCACAGCCACGGCAATTAAGTCATGCGGCAACGATTCACCAGGGTGACTCGCATTGTTCAAACATGTGCTCCATCCAAACCAATCAGGATGGAATTTGGGTTTACCCCATATATTTGGTTGCCCACAGTGTTGTTCAACTGATTCCGAAATGGGTGTCCTACGAACATCGGAAGTATAAGTCGAGCGTCCAACGCACGACCCATAATAGTCGAATTGATTTCCTTCAGGTAGGAAATTGATAGGGCTCTTGGGATGCACGGGTTCATTTGTGAGAACCGTAATGCCCAAGCACTGAGGTTCGAATTTAGAGTTAGAGCCAGTAACAAGTACTCCTTCGACTCTTTCCAATTCCGAAATGCCACGCAAAATTTGCTCCTGTGTAATTGTGCCTGCACAACCACGTGGAGTGCCAGCAATACCACCTAGATGGAAGCCGACAATTGCATTGCCTTTACCCTCAGATACCAACACAGCTCCGCATAAACCTGCGAAAGTGTTTTTTGATAGGGTAGTGTATTCGATGCCTTTAAATTGCTCGGCACCGTTGTTTGTGATCTTGGGTGTTCCTGCACCACAAAAATCCACAATTTCCCCTTGTTTATTACGCCACAGCATGCGGAATGCAAGCTTCTGAAGATCACCAATGGGAAAGTAATCAATTATATTCTTAAATGTGCCACCGCTAGGACAATAACATATCCTTAAATCAGTGTCAGGTATAAGATGTGACGCATGAAGATGAAGCGACGTTTCAAAGTAGCCACCACCAGCCTCAGGATTTTCCTTTCTGGCTTTAATATGAAGTACATCAGTTCCTTCAAAATAGTGGTTTGGCAAAACAACAACATTTGATCGTAAAAATAGCATATTCGCCATCAATACATTAGTGCCGTTGTCAACTGAAACATAGCGCAAATTCCTTGTGACAATATCAATAATAGCCTTTAATTCAAGACGTTTTGACTTATCACTCAAAGGTAGTGAACGCTGATAAACAGGACTCCAAACATCCTTTTCAGCATCACGCTGCTTTATTTCTTCTTCATTTTTGGGTTCAAGAGAACCATGTTGTTGCTGTAAACTTCGCCATCCTTTGTAAATCTTGGACAATACATATAGTGATGCCAATCCAATGGATGTGTAACAGATAGCCTTAGCATATTTATCACGAGCGTTACGAATAACAATAGGTAATGAATCATTACGCTCGCGAAGTTCATCAATGAGAAGCTTCTTGGTCAAACTTTTCTTAAATGTAAAACAGTACATGAACATAAAAAGATTTAACCAAATACACAACTTCCAACTCACAAATACAGTGAGGAAGATAAGTGTATAAGCAGACCAATAGAATTTAGTTAAATAACTCTTAACTTCTTCCTGATAATACCAGTTAACGAACTCAACAAAGTGCTCATTCTCTAAATATTTAACAGGCACAAGGCAAATCCAATCCCACTTCTCCAAAAATTTTGTAGTTTTTGTATACAAAGCGTTAGTGGCAACTTGCTCTATGCGATTTAAGAATCCATCAGTATCTTGCTTAAAGCGTCCAGTGACCAAGCGTTGAATGCGTCTAGCTGTTAAAACTGTCTGCAATCCAAATTGCTTGTCAAACTCAACATGGTGTGGGCAATAGCCAGCAATATGTGAACAACCTTCAGTGCTACAGAGAGTCAATTTCTTTTGTCTGTTGCGCATATTGTCCACTATACTAAACTGATTATCGCGGTGTGCTTTGAACATTTCGATAGCACACTGAATAGCCTCCAAAGCGGAGACATCTTTCATATCCTTACCATTGTGGTTAAGGTATGCGTATTTAGCAGTGTTAGACTCATCTTCCGGCTTAATCGCTCGCTCAATGCTTATAGTCCAAATATCATCAATGAGCGGTGGTGTGTAAACACCATCAACAGTGTAAAAATCACGAACCTTTGTCGAATCAACGCCACATGCCATACCTTTATCAAATCTTTGAAATTGAGGCTTGCATTTGACGGTGAAAACCAAGTGCATACGTCTCTGAATCGAGTAAGGATTATTCGAATAAGAGTGTGCATCAAGGCTTTTAACATTGGTTGTGACAACAACTATCTCAGGTTCCACAAAACACTTGCCTTTGGCTTCAAGTTCTGCCTTAGGTGCATAATACATTTGATTATTACAAATATCAATGATAGCACGTGTTGGTGGCTTCTCAACGAAATCGGATTTCTCATTAGCCATATCGTCTAAAATAGCGACAAGCTTATCTGAGGTCCAATTGGAGAAAAATTTATCACCTGGATTAAGGGCGGCTCGGTATTCCTTTTCAGTGGGTAAACCGGCACTAGCAAGTAGGAAGTCAACCATTTGATCGGCAAATGTTGTTTTTCCTTGATTGCTGTCACCATAAAACTCGCATGAGAAGGGTGCTCGTCTTATTCCGGAGCTGATTTTATTATTGATTAGATCATTTTTAATCGTCTTCATTTTCATCAGTTTATCGGATACGAGTTTTTTATCAAATCCTTTCAAACTCGACATGAGGACAGTTAACTTATTAATAAGCACGTCAACTCGATGTGAATATTCAGAATCTGAAACACCTTCAAAGCGTTCTAGGTTACCACATTTAACGAGATCCCACCATGTGAATAGAGCAATATACTCTTCATCTAGTTCAAGTGCAGTTCTATCGTTAATCAGAAGCGGCTTCAATGAGCCACTCTGAAAACATAAATATGCACCTTCAACAAAGTAGGTTACGGTTTCAAATAAAGCTTCAGCAATATCTGTAGCACTTAAGTGTCGTTTCAAAATTTCATGATCGAATAATTGAAATCCTCCAATGTCAAATTTGAGACATGAGGCGTCACATAAGCCTAAAGTTACTAAAACTCCTAAAAGCCGGGATAGCTGTCCAAATGCTTTATTGGACTTGACCAACATCCAGTTGTCTTGAATATTGCGTAACGCATGAAGCCAGTTCGGAACATTTGGTGCATCACTTTGTTGTGTGAAAACACCATCTTCCAAAAGTTCTTTAATGTATGCCATAACTTGAGTGGTAACGGCACCATCATAGAAGTCACGCACGTATAAAAATACAGCGGATGCAAAGTGGGTGTAAGAAGAGCATTCTCTAAGATTCACAAATAGGGCAAAAAGTCCTTCAATCTTTCTCATCGTTTCTTCTGGAAATTCCAAATTGGAAAAATCTTTAAATTTACGAAATGAGTCTGAAAGAAAAGTTAATTCTTCTAATCCTACATGGGGAGAAAATGCTTTATCTTTGCGTAAAGACTTCTTAATTTTGTCTCTGCGCTTAGATCGCTTCTTTTTGAGATAGAAATTTTCCTTGGGGAGGTTAATCTCAATATCATCGTTAATGGTTTGGAAAGGATAATTTCCCTGCGTACAGGGTTGCTTTGCTCCTTTTTGAGACATTGCAATTTGTTGTTGGGTGCGGATATTCTCTTGACTCATCTTTTCATTAAAATTGAAATGACGAGACAAGAAAATCCACATAGTCGCCTATGTTAGATCTTCAAGTCTAAATCGAC